AACAAAAACGTTACCGAGTGAGTTTGAACGACCTTTGGAGTGAAACCTAACGTTTACTACTTGTTCATATATACGTTAGGTGACACTCTCCTATTTTAACCCTCGAAAGGAGATGTCAACCTTATCATGCAATCTAATATGATTCATCAGTATTCTAATGTTCCTGAAGCTTTTATAGAACGAAGTAATATTAATCGTTCGTTTTCTTATAAAACTACTATGGATGCTGGATATTTAGTTCCGTTTTATAATGACCTTATGTATCCTGGTGATACGTTTACTATGAAAACTTATGTGTTTGGTCGTATGGCTACTCCTGTTTATCCTATTTTTGATAACTTGTTCGTAGAAACTTTTTATTTTTCTATTCCTATTCGTCTTGTTTGGGAAAACTTCCAAGCCTTTATGGGTGAAGTGAACACAAATACTTCTTCCCAGATTACTATTATGGAGATTCCTCATCGTCAGGTTCTGCAGGATAGTGTTTATACTGAAAATACTTTGCAAGACTATTTAGGACTTCCGACCTATTGCTACTCTTATGATCATTCTGTATTGCCTTTGCGTGCTTATACGCTTGTTTGGAATGAATGGTTCAGGTCTGATTATTTGCAAGACCCTATTGAGATTAATTTTGGTGATAATGGCAAAGAAGACCCTAGCTATATTCTGTTGCGCCGTGGCAAGCGCTTCGATTATTACACTTCCTGCCTGCCGTTCCCACAAGCTGGCCCTGGTGTAGAGATTTCTCTTTCTGGTAATGCTCCTGTTATGGCTCAATATACACAAGCTCCTGCTGGTACTAAGGTAACTTCTTATACTGCTCGTGACGGTGCATCATCTACCGTCTTTAATGCTATTACTTATGGTTCTCCTGGCGTTGCTGGTTCTTTAACTGGTGAAGGTGTTTATGCAGACCTTTCTGAACTTTCTGCTATTACTATTAATTCACTTCGTGAAGCTTTCGCAATGCAACAATTTCTTGAACGTATGGCGCAAGGTGGTAATCGTTACACTGAAATTATCCGAGCTATGTTCGGTGTAACTTCCCCTGATGCTCGTTTGCAACGTCCTGAATTTTTAGGACATGGTCAATCTCGTATTAATATTAATCCTGTTGAGCAGACTTCTCAAACTTCCTCTGACGGTACTCCATTAGGTCAGCTTGCCGCTTATGGTGTGTTTAGAGATGAACACCACGCTTTTAGTTATTCAGCTACAGAGCATTGTATTATTCTTGGTTTGATTAACATTCGTGCTGACTTGACTTACCAAAATTCTTTGTGGAAACACTGGAATTATATTTCCCGTGAACAGCTTTACTGGCCGCAGTTTTCTCATTTAGGTGAACAGGCTGTTTATGTTCAGGAACTTTGGAACCCCGGTGAAAAAGATTCATTAGGTGACTGGTCTACTATCCAAGATGAGGTCTTTGGTTATCAAGAACGTTATGGTGAATGTCGTTATTATCCTTCTATGGTAACTGGCTTATTTAAGACTAATACTAAATCTGGTCTTGATGCTTGGCATTTGTCCCAGTCCTTTACTAAAGCCCCACAGCTTAATTCGTCTTTCATTGAAGATAATCCGCCTATTGACCGTGTAGTTGCTGTTCCTTCTGAACCTCATTTCATTGTAGATATTTTCTGTGATTTGCAGTGTGCTCGTCCTATGCCTGTTTATAGCACTCCTGGCTTAACAAGGATGTGATTTTATGTCTTTTCTCTCTGATATTGCTGGAAACCTTATAGGTGGTGTCCTTGGTTTTGCTGGTCAGTCTGCTGCTAATTCTGCTAATGCCTCCGCCGCACAGGCTGATAGAGATTTCCAAAAAGAGGTTTTGCAAAACCGTCACCAGTGGGAAGCTGATGATTACGAGAAAGCTGGTTTTAACCGTATTCTTTCCGTAACTTCTTCTTCTGGTGGCACAGGTTCTAATGCTTCTATTGCCGCTCAAAATCCTATGGAGCCGCTTGCTGAAGGTATTTCTTCTGCTGTTGATAATTATTATACTTCTAAGAAACTTAAACAAGATTGGCGTGAAGCACAAGCCCGTATCGGTCAATATAATACTCAACAACAGCTTAATCTTAAAACTACTGATAAGCTTAATCAGGATATTGAGTATTCTAAGCAGGAAGTTGCTCAGATGAAAGCCTTGCTACCTCTTACTCTTAAAGAACTTGAAACCCGCATTGCTAATAATTCAATGCTTACGCAGGCACAGATAGCGCAGGCTATTGCCGCCGCTGGTCAGTCTAGTGCCGCTTCAGGTTATTATGACGAGCAACGCCGTGGCTTGAAGATTTCTAATGATGGTTTAGAGAAACTTGGTGAAGGTGGCAAGTTTATCAATGATGTTGCTGAAAAGCAATTCGGCCCTCGTGGTGGTCAGTATTTTCGTTCTATTCTTTCGGGCTTACCTTCTTTTGATTGGTCGCCTGAAAAAGAGTTTCGTAAGCATTATAACTATCGTTAGTCTTAAATTTTCTTAAATTTCAGTACAATTTCTTCCTTACTTTTGTGTTATAATATGTCCGAGGTGAATTGAAATGTGTTTAGCTCCTTTAACTGCTTGGCGTGTACCTTCTAAAACTCGTTCCGAAAGTCAATATCTTCCTCAAACTACGTTTGGGAAGATTAAAGGTCAGCTTATTCGCTCTCCTCGGACTATTACTTTCCGTCGTAGTGAGGGTATTACAGGTTCTGAATTTAAAATTCCGTGTGGTAAATGTCCTGAATGTCTTAAAGCCAAGCGTCAGGAATGGTCTACACGTATTCGCAATGAGGCTTCTCTTTATGATTCTAATAAAGTCTTCTTTCTTACTCTTACTTATAATGACGCTAATTTACCCTTATCTGATAGTGGTAAACCTACTTTGCGGAAACGAGATGTTCAGCTCTTTCTTAAACGTTTACGTAAAGAGCTTGGTTATTTTGGTACTCGTATTCGCTTTTACTGTGTCGGTGAGTACGGTTCTAGATATTCTCGCCCTCACTATCATTTGATTATATTCGGCCATGATTTTGCTGATCGTCGTCCCTTGCGTCGTAACGGTCGTTTTCTTGATTATATTTCTGCTACTGTTTCTAAGTGCTGGACTTTTGGTTTTCACACATTGAATGAGTATTCTGATTCTACTGCTAATTATATTTCTGGTTATGTTACCAAAAAACTTACTAAGCATAATGAAATTTCTGCAGATATTGAACCTGAATTTCATACAATGTCTAATCGTAGAGGTATTGGCTATGGATATTTTTCTCGCAATCTTCATAATATCTTCCGTCCTGACTCTGTTCGTCTTGTCACACGTAATGGTGTTACTGGTCGGTTTTTTACTGTTCGTGTACCTTCTGCTTACTGGAATTGGTTGAAGTCTGAAGATGAAGTTCTCTACCGTTGTTGCAAACTTTATGTCCGTCGTATTGCAATGAGTTTGCCTGAACGCTCCCTTAGTGAAGCTATCAAGGTGAATGATTATATAACTAACTCATTGAGAAAGGAGAAACGTGCCTATGAAACTTGAAGACCGTATTCCTCTTGATGTCACTATATTCCCTTTTGGTGACTTAGCTTCTGCTAATCTTTACCGTGAAAGTCGTATGTTGACTGATAGAGATTCCTGCATTGTTCCTATTGCAGGTGCTTATTTCCTTTGTTGCTGGCAAGAGAGGTATAAGTAAATGAAAAAACTTTACATTCGTCTGCTTGACCATCTTTTTGATTATTTTCCTTGTTATTTTTTACTTTTGATTCTTTTTGTACTTTTGATTTATTTTCCTGTAGTTTATTTTTGCTTACACGAAGTGTGTTACTAGCCCTTGCGTGTACTCTGCCTTACGTGCAGGATAGCTAAGGTTCTGCCTTCGTGCATACTCTAGGTCAGTCGTAAGACCCCCTTTTTAGGTTATTTTGAAAGGACGTGTTTATTATATGGATATTCAATTTATTTACGGAGTTTTTGATAAAACTGCTAACACCTATTTGTATATTAGTACTGCTTCCTGTGATGCTGTTGCGAAACGTAATTTTTACTCTACTGCTCGCCTTGACCCACGTAGTGCTGTGGCTACGTATCCGAACGATTTTTCTCTCTTTGCACTTGGTGAGATTAACCTCCGGACTGGCGCTATATCTGCTTTTGAAGCTCCTAATCTGCTTTGTCCCAACGCAATCCCACCGGAAGTTGTTCAAGGTGCTATGTCAAAACTTGACCCTGCGCAACTTTGATATTTAATTTTTGACAGAAACACCCCCTTAAGGTTATAATTTCCTAAAGGGGGTGTTTTACTATGAATAAGTGGTTTACTGCTCTTGTAACCGCTATTGCGGCCGCCGCAAGCTATCTTCTCGGTATCAATAATTCGTTATAATTAAGAAAGGATGATTAAAAATGGCTAACCGTACTAAAATGTCTAAATCTGGCTCTCGTAGATTGTTTACTGCTGTCGGTTCTCGTACCCAGTCTATTAACCTTCAACGTCCGCCGCATAGAGGGGGTTGGAGAATGTGATTAGGTGTCGTGATGCTGGAACTATCCTTAATTCTGCTCCTGTTTATAGCAATACTGTGGGTTCTTCTCTTACTGTACGTGATGAGAATGTAGTTAAAGAATCTGATATTAATGTTCTTTATTCCAACTATTGTACTTTTGGTGAATACTATCCTGGACGGCTTGCCCGTGTTACCCGTCGTCCCCAATTTACGGACTTTGACCCACGCAATCAGACCCTTGCTGATGCTATGGCTGTTCGCACCCGTGCTCGTGAAGCTTTCTCTGCTCTCCCAGAAGCTATTAGAAAGTATTTTAATAATTCTCCTGAAAATTATTTTAATTTTGTTCTTGACCCTGCTAATGTTGATAAACCATGGAGAAGAATGAGCCTACCCA